TAATCTTTCTAATACAACAATGAAAGTTGTTTGTGATACTTATAATATAAACTATATTAGAGAAAATTTTCACTCTCTTACTTGCACACTACGAAGAGTTTATGAACCATGAGCGATATAATTGATACAGTTCAACTACAAGAAACAGACGATGCTTTAATAACTTTATTTGAGGTAACGTTGCCGAGCACAGGTACGGTCGTGTATCTTGTAGACGGAATGGATAATGGGGAAAATAATATTTACTTCCCCGAAAAACAACTAAACAATTCTTCTACATACACTTTACAAGAGTATGTAGCAATACCAATAGATGTGGAAGGAGTAGAGTTTAATTCATCAGGTTCTTCAAACAGACCTACTTTAAGGCTAGCAAATATTCCGGTTCTTTCAAGGACAGTAGCAAATAATGAAGACGGAGTAGAAGACGAATACGATATACTAGATATTCTAGCCGAAGAAGGAATTGTTAAAAATGAGGATCTACTCACAGCAAAAGTTGTTATAAGACGAACCTTATTTAAAAAAACCTATACTGAGTCCGATGCCCCTGCGGTAGCTAATGCTCCTGTTGAGTTTCCTACTCAAATTTTTTATATTGACAGAGTAAGCTCAGAAAGTAATGTACTAGTTGAATTTGAGCTTGCTACAGCTATGGATATAGAAACTGTAAAGCTGCCCGGCAGAGTTATAAATGGTAGATACTGTCCTTGGAAATACCAAGGGTATCACACTCCTGTAACTGTTGATGATGCAATTGTTCCTTTAAAAGAAGGGGGCTGTACTTGGCCAATAAATAGCAAAGGTAGGTTTTTTGATGAACATGATAATGTTATAACTCGAGATATCACAACTATAGCACTTTGGGAATCTAGTAGCACGTTCGCTGTAGGAGCAAAAGTAAAAACAATTACTAATGGGCATACGGAAATATGGGAGGCTTTAAGAGCGGTACCTTCAAATAAAAATCCTAAAAATCAAAAAGTTTATTGGAAAAGATTGGATGTTTGCGGAAAAACGTTAAATTCTTGTAAAATACGATTCCAAGGAAACAATACGACTGATGCTTTATTGACCACATTTACATTACCTTTTGGAGGCTTCCCGGGCTCGAAGCAGTTTAGATGATAGAACAAATTAAAGAACATTTTGAAAGTGAATACCCAAAAGAAGGTTGCGGTATTATAGGAATAGTAAAAGGTAAGAAACAATGGTTTCCCTGCGAAAACATTGCTGAAAACAATGATGACTTTATTATGTCTTCAGAAGATTGGTTTAAAGTAAAAAAGCACGCAGATATTTTAGCTATAGTTCACAATCATACAAACAATGATAATACTCCTAGTGAGAATGATATTAATAATTGTAATGCTTTAGGAATACCTTATTACATTTTTAGTTATCCAGACTTAGAATTAAATATAGTAGAGCCTAAAGAAAACTTTAACCCTTTACTTGGTAGAGAGTACTCTTTTGGAACTTCTGATTGTTTTGAAGCAATGAGAGACTGGTTAGAAGCTGAAGGCATTAAAATACCAAAAAGAGCTGCTTTTGAAGACGACTGGTGGTTAAAAGGATTAGACTACTTTACGGAAGAAGTAGTAAAAGAATGGGGGTTCAAAAAAGTAACTTCACCCCAAAAAAAACGATCTATTAGTTTTTGCAGTAGAAAGTCCCGTAGGAGACCACTGCGGAGTTTATTTAGGAAATGATGTGTTTTTTCATCACGCAGTAAACAGATTGTCTTGCAGAGAGTCTCTATACCCTTTCTGGGCAAGACACATTATAGTAATATATCGGCATGAATCGTAAAGTTTATTTAGAAGGAGAACTTGGAAATAAGTTTGGAAAAGAATTCACTATGAATGCTAAGTCTTTTTCAGATGTGTTTCGCTGCCTAGAATGTAACTACCCTGAAATTCGACAATACTTAATAGAATGTGAAGAGAATAATATAGGGTTTGTGTGTGAAGTTGCAGGAACCCCTTTAAACTCTGAGGCAGAGCTTTTACTTCAATACAATGAAGGAGATATGGTAGTTACTCCACTACCTGCAGGATCAAAAAGTGGAGGAGCCAAGATACTGGCTGCTATAGCTATAACTATGCTTACAGCAGGTGCTGCTGCAGCTCTAATGCCTAATACAATGGCGGCAGTGGGGGCTGCAGCAACCGGAGTTCCTACATATTCAACGGGTTTTATGAGCGCTTTTAGTAGTGGCGCAAACTTTGGAGCGGCGTTAGGGGCAGCTTCGCAAAGTCTTGCAGGATTGACAGCCCTAGGAGTGGCCGTAAACCTAGCTATGACAGGTGTAAACCAGATAATGGCACCGGATCCTAGTGTAGATAACGATCAGGATGAAAGTTATCTGTTTCAAGGAACAGGACAAACTCTTATAGAAGGAGATCCGGTACCTGTACTATACGGTCAATTAAGAGTTCCGGGAAGGCCAATTAGTACTCAAGTACGGGGCGAAAAACTAACGTTTATGGATTACGGCATAAACCCAATTACATCAGATGACCCTAGTACTGGAGGTACTCCAGCTATTACAGGAATAACAACGCCTGCCTCTATAGCTGAAGGGTCTTCTGCTAATATAACAGTTACCACTTCAAATATAGCTCAAGGCACTACTCTTTATTGGACTATAATTCCTAAGTCAGACGGGTTAGATATAGAAAATGATTTTGTAGAGAATACGGACTCTTTTACTGTTTCTAGTAATAATAATGGATCTTTTTCTATACGGCCTGCGTCAGATACCTTATCAGAAACTACAGAGTCTTTTGCTTTAGAAGTATTCGGTGGGGGAACAGGCACGCCTAAGGAATCTGCTACTATAAATATTATAGATTCTACTACAGGAGGAAGTACTCCAGACCCTGATAAAGAAATTTCTTCAATATCCAGTAATGTTACAAATGTAGATGAGGGTAGCCTTGTAACATTTACAATTACTACTTCAGGACTATCGGACGGTACTCGACTAAATTACTATGTTAGTCAAGCTGCTACTTATGGAGAAGTTTCTTCAGACTTTAGTGCGTATAGAGGCGAAGTAGCAATAGGAAATAACATAGGTTATGTATTTATTACTCCAGACGCAGATTTAACGACAGAAGGCTCTGAGCAATTCAAGTTGATAGTAGAGGGGGAAGATGTAGAGTCTAAAGTGTCTTCGTTAATTACTGTTAATGACACCTCTCTTACTCCATCAGAAACCCCCGATACCCCCGAAAGTGACCCAGATGGAGAGCAAGATGACGATAGAGCAGACCAAGAAGAGCAGGCGCCTTCGCCTGGAGGCGGTAGGCTCCCAAGCCCAACCCCGGATCCTCCCAGCCCACACTAAGCTGAGATACTTAATAGAGAGAAAAAATTATGGCTAAGACAGGCTTTATTGCCCAAAATGTAAATGTAGTAGATGTTATTTCCGAAGGCCCTATACACGGTTTAGTCGGAGGGCTCTCAGGTGTCTATTTAGATGATGTACCTGTAGAAGAAGCACGTTTTAGTGCTACTACAGGTTCTCAAGAGGATAACGCTCCTGTAACCGCAACAATAACTTTCGATGGTAGTTATACAGGTACTGTTTCAGAGAACGTTGATTTATCTGGGGCAGAAGTAGGAAATATTTCAAGTATAACTTTGTTTGACTATTATACTACCGAAGTAACCCTTACAAATATTTCAGAAGTAGATGAAACTACTACAGCAACAATAAGCACTGCTCCACGATCTGTTTGGACAGACGATTGGGAGTCGGGCCCTAAAGGTCAAGGGGCGGGCATAAACCAAGCGTTTTTACTTAAAGACGATGTTTTTGTATTAGGAAGCTTTTCTATAGCAAATGGAAAAACTGGCAATTTTATTGTTATATCTGATTATGTTTTAGAAGAGGGAGAAACTTATACTTTAGTTATATGGCAGACTAGAACAATAACTTCTATTGATGGAAATTCAAATACAATACTACTACGAAGCGGATACCAAGGCAGCGGTATTCCTCCAAGGTCTGGTACTTATAATTTTATATTAAATGGTTCCGTGCTCTATGATGAGGAGGGTTCTACTGTTAATTTATACAGTAACGTTAAAAAAATTGATAAACTAAACGTTGATTTTCGTAGAGGTGAAATCAATCAGCTGCCTGTATCCTCTGTAGGAGGAGTAGGGGGATCTGTAGGAGTAAACGGAAATACACAACTTATTAATGGCCCTTCTGAGTTAAAAATGATAGATGAGGCTTTGGCTTCAAATTTAGGGTTTACTTTATTCGACATTGATGCACTTCCTAATACAGATCCGGATAGTAAAGCCTACCCAGGTAATCCAGATAAAAGCACTCTAGCTACTACTGCTACCCTTCTTCCTGCGGCTTCTTTTGGGCTAGATACAGGTGCAAAGATTAGAGAAGTAGACGAGATTATATTTTCTATTAAGTATAATGCACTACAAACTTTAAATTTGAACGGAGGAGATAAAGAAACTGCTTATGCCTTTTATCAAATGCATATACGATTTGAGCAAAACAATGCTTTTGGGCCTTGGTATAAGCTTTTTGGTAATTCTGATAGTCTAATTCGTCACCGAGGAAATACTAGTGCTTCCGTAGAGTTTGATCATGTTGTAAATGTAGACGCGTATAGAAAAACTGTAGGTCAATTTACAGATTTTCAAGTTAGAATATGCAGAGTTACCCGACACATAGGAATGGGAGTTACTAGTACGGGAAGCAAACTAAGTAAGCATACTGATAAGAAAAAATGGCAGGTTCAAGCATCTGCATCAGTTTCTAGAATGAGTGCTACAATTAAAGATTATTTTAATTATCCTTATAGCTCTCTAGCTTCTTTAAGTTTTTCTTCTCGACAGTTTGATGGAATCCCAAAAAGAAGCTATTTACTTAAAGGTAAATTAGTAAAAGTTCCTACTACATACATCCCTCGGGAGTACTCTAATACAGGAATTGCAAAGTATCAAGGATTTTGGGACGGAAACTTTAGAACAACTCCTATGTACACAGATAATCCTGCTTGGGTTTTTTATGACATAGTAACAAATAATCGTTACGGAGCCGGTAAATGGATTAAAGAAGAAGATATAGATAAATACGCTTTGTATAGAATTGCAAGATATTGTGATGAACTTGTAGAAGATGGCAGTGAGTATACTTCTTCTACTCCGTTAAAAATTGGAGAGTTCTACAAAATCAAAGTAACGGGTTCTATGAACTGGAGCTCTGTAGGTGCATCTAGTAATGCTGTAGGCACTATTTTTCAAGCTACAAGCCCTACCCTTACTACTGTCCATGCCAAAGCATGTAGAGTTGAGCCTCGGTTTCGTGCGAATATATTCTTAACAAAAGCTACTGAAGCGTATAAAGTATTAAAAGACTTTGCCACTGTATTTTTAGGAATTCTGTACGCACAAGATAGTAAAATTACTGCTGTACAAGATGCTCCACAAGACCCTGTTTATAGCTTTACTAAAGGTAATGTTCTTGATGGAGCTTTTACCTACGAGTCTACTGGTGCGAGAACTCGAACTAATCAATGTGTAGTTACATGGAATGACCCTACAATTAATTATGAGCCCGTGCCTTTAGTAGTTGAAGACAGAGAAAGCATTGTTAGAACGGGTAGAATTATCTCAGAAAATGTAGTAGCTTTTGGAGCGACTTCAGAAAGTCAAGCAATACGCTATGGTAAGTGGAAGCTTTGGACTGCTCAAAATCAAACTGAAATAGTGTCTTTCAAAACTTCTCTTGCTGCCTATTACATTAAGCCTGGAGATGTTATTAATGTTCAAGATGCGGATAGATTTGGGGTATCTTACAGCGGCCGCACGTCTTCTGCAACTTCAACCACTCTTACATTTGATAGAAACGTTTCTTTTAACTCTGGCTCTGTGTATGAGTTGAGTACTCTTGTAACAGCAGCTGCAGCTTTAAATAGCTCTAGCTCTAGTGTAACTATTAACGACACAAACGGAAACGGAACTACTTACGCTCAAGGAGAGAAAATTGACTACGCATGGGTATATTCTGATACAGATACCCCTGCTGATGGAAGTAGAGATACTTATGTTTACACAGCTTTAGATACAGAAGAAAAAGCTTCCAATGCTTTTTTAGACTCTAACGGCTCAGAACTTATTCCTACTATTTGGAAGCCTTATTCTTACGTAGAAACACACGTTATAACAAACCCTGGAAATACTTCAAACAGCGTAACTCTTGCTAACTCCGCCACTTTTGATACTACGCCTTCAAAGCATAATATTTGGACATTAAAAGAGACTTCTGGAG